TGAAGTAGGGAAAGTCAAGAAAATCGAAGGCAAGGTTGACGTTTCAAGTGAGGATCTTAAGGTCATGCGAGAGCTTGCGGAGATGAAGAACATTCAGAATTTCGTAACAATGACACCTACTGTGAATCTAGGGAAGGTAAATATCCAAAACGGATCAGATGAAAAGACATTAGTTGCACACATCACGAAAGAACTCCAAGAGCAGATGGTGACAGCAGCACAGGGGGTGTATGGTGAGTGAGCTACGGAATACAATTGAGTTTTAACAACAAGCAAGAGGTTATAGAGATTCCTGTCATGCCTTCTTCCATAGGACTCACGGAAGGAGGCAATGGCAAGGGATACAATGTAGTAGGTTTGGGAGAAATAAATGTCATCAAGGATGCGAAGTTAACTGAATATCAGTTTAGCAGCATCTTCCCATACTACCGTTACCATTTCGTCCATACAAAGAAACTTCTTTCACCGGTCCAGTATATTGAATTCATCAATCGATGGATGCGGAAACGCCACCCTATCAGGTTGATCATCAAAAGTGACTTGTATGATGTTAATACACCTGCGAGTATCGAATCATTTGAGTGGAAAGAGGTTGCAGGAAGTCAGGATATTGAGTACTCCATAAAACTGAAAAAGTATGTGTTTTACTCTGCCCAGAAGGTCGCGGTGATTAAGTCTGCTGCTGGAAAAAAGGCTGCCAAGCCTACGGCGCAGAAGAAAACACGTCCAAATGAGAAAGTGACTCCAAAGACATACAAAGTCCAAAAAGGGGACTATATGTATGCAATAGCCAAGAAGACACTGGGGGATGGCAATAGGTGGCGTGAAATCAAATCTTTGAATAGCTTGTCCGACGCTGAGATCAAGAACCTAAAGGTTGGGCGTGTTCTTAAGATACCAGCAGCCGCCAAGGCAGGTGTGAAGAAAAAGTGATTGAGGTCATAATCGACAATAAGAACGGGAACATGTGGGACATATCCGAAATTGTTACCGGAATCCAATGGAAAACATCTCGATTCGGAGGAGCTGGGAGCCTCGATTTCACCCTAATAAAGAATGCGATTTACCAGGCAAAAGCCTTCACCTATCAAAATGGGGATATTGTGAAGGTAAAGAAAGACGGCAAAAATGTGTTTTATGGTTATATCTTTAGTATTGATGGGGGCAGGGATGAGGATGTAAAGATTAAAGCTTACGACCAACTCCGTTACCTTCAGGCGAATGACACCTACAAGTTTGTCGGTCAAACAGCAGGATCGATTATTAAACGGATCGCTAGTGACTTCAAACTGAAAGTTGGGTCAATAGCTGATACAAAATACAAGATACCGACAATGCTAGAAGATAATAAGAAGTTGTTAGACATTATCTATAAAGCGTTGGATTTAACAATCATCAGTACCGGCAGCAATTATGTTTTTTATGATGACTTCGGTAGCCTATCACTTAAAAATGTAAAAGACATGCTTGTGGATTTTTATATTGGTGAAGGAAGCATGTTGACTAACTACAGTGTTAAAACGTCTATCGACTCCCACACTTACAACCAGATTGTATTGTACAAAGACAATGAAGAAACGAAAAAACGCGAAAAGTATGTTGCCAAGGACAGCGCCAATATAAAAAAATGGGGCTTGCTGCAGCTTTACCAAAGCGTTGACCAAAATATGAATGCTGCTCAGATCAGCAAGATGCTGGATGCACTGGCAAAGGTCAAGAATAGAGAGGCCAGAACGCTTAAACTAGAGGCAATCGGCGATATACGAATTAGGGCTGGTAGTTATGTTCGTATACTCATTACTGAGTACGGCATTAACCAGCCTTTTCTTGTGGACTCCTGTACACATTCATTTGACGGAGCAGACCATACTATGACACTGGAGATGAAGGTCATATGAATCTACTCGAAGTTATTAAGAAGGCCGCAGCGGATGCCGTGGACGCTGGCAGTCCAATGAATGTCCTATATGGCACAGTTATAAGCTTGGCGCCAATTGAAATTACCGTTGAACAGCGATTTTCCTTAACTAAGGAGTTCTTAATTTTAAGTGAAGCTGTACAGGAACTAAATGTGGAAATCTCCGGGGCTAAGTATGTAATAAGAAAAGGATTGCAGGCAGGCGATACTGTTATTATGCTGCGGGTACAGGGCGGGCAACAGTATGTCGTATTGGATAGGGTGGTGGTCACATGATTCCAGAAGGAAACAGCGTAGATGAGGAACTAGAAGAGGTGGAGGAACCCACAAAAACGTGGTTTCTAGACTTCGAGGCAGGGCGGGTGGTGGATATGACAGATGGTTTACAAGCTATCCAACAAGCCGTGTTTATGGCGCTATCGACTACAAGGTACGAGAATTTGATTTTTTCTGAGGAGTACGGAGGCGAACTGGATTCGCTGATTGGATCAAATCCGGTATTCATTGAATCTGAAATACGGCGAATGATCGAGGAAGCATTAATGCCGGATGACCGGATTTCAGGTGTTGAGGATCTAACCGTAGATTACAAAGGGGACGAGTTACTTGCGCGGTTTACCGTTGTATCATCATATGGCAGTTTCGGTGCTGAACAGGTGGTGAAAAATTAGTGTATGAAAACCAAACATACGAAAACATTCTCGAACGCATGTTAGACCGTGTACCGGATGATGTGGACAAACGAGAGGGTTCGGTCATCTATAATGCATGCGCACCTGCAGCGTGGGAACTGGCTGCAATGTATGCCGAATTAGGTATAAACATGGAGCTTTCCTTCGCTGACACGGCAAGCGGCGAATATCTTTCACGCCGAGCTGCTGAATTTGGTGTAAACCGAAAACAGGCATCTAAGGCAAAGAGGAAAGGTGCTTTCTTCGATGCTAATGGACAGCCAATTGACGTTCCCATTGGAAGCAGATATGCAATAGAAAATATCAGTTTTATTGCTACCAGCAAAGTCGAAGCAGGTTCGTTCATTCTTGAGTGTGAGCAAAGTGGATCAATCGGAAATAAAGTGTTTGGGGCGCTGCTGCCAATTGATTATGTTGAAAAAATGGCACGGGCAGAATTGGGGGATATACTGGTTCCTGGTGATGATATCGAATCAGATGAATCTCTGAGGCAACGCTATATAAAAGCCGTGAATGAGCCTGCCTTTGGTGGTAACGTCTCTGATTACATCCAAAAGATAACCGCCATTGATGGTGTTGGGGCTACAAAGGTATTCCCGGTATGGAAAGGTGGCGGAACAGTAAAATGCACCGTAATCACTTCCGAATGGACAGCACCGCCCCAGTCTATGATCGATGATATCCAGACGACAGTTGACCCAACGCAAAACAATGGAAATGGGCTTGGACTAGCTCCGATCGGCCATTCGGTAACCATTGCACCTGTTAATCCGGTGACGATTGATATTGTGACCAAAATTGCACTGGATACAGGCATGACAGTTGGACAGGTGGAAGAGGATATCAGAGACGTCATAGAAGGATACCTGTTGAATCTACGGAAGAACTGGGCGAAGATTACCAACATAGTTGCGCGGGTGGCGCTCATAGAAGCAGCTATCTTAACAGTGCCGGGCGTAATCGACGTATCTGGCACTACGTTAAGAGGGCAGGCGAACAACATTACACTCGGAGAAGAAGAAATACCTACATTAGGGACGGTGACGGTGAATGTCTGATGAGATCAGAAAACACTGGCCGTCTTTCTTGTTGGGGATTAAGGACTTTGTGAGGCTGGCTGAGGCGCAAGAACCAGAGGTGACAGATGGGCGTAAGTCTATCGATAGGCTGCTTGATGATCAATTTGTACTGACATCGAGTACCGAGGGGATAAAACGGCGTGAAACGATGCTAGGAATACAGGCTGATCCTACAACTGAACCTATAGAGTTCAGGCGGCAACGTATTCTGAACCGGTACCAGACCAAACCCCCGTTTACGATCCGGTATCTACAGCGACAACTTGACATGTTGGTAGGCCAAGGGCTAACGATTGTATCGGTCGACTATGCCAAATGTGTACTTACCGTTGCGGCTAACATCAACAACGCTAGTGTATTCAAAGAGGCTTTGCACACCATTGAGACAATCAAGCCGGCCAACATGGTCTACCAACAAAATACGTCGCTTGAAGGAAGAATCGAGTTAGAAACCCATATTAAGACGAAGGAAATTATATGGAACTACAAATTAGACGGCTCATGGGAACTTGGGGAAAAGCCGTTTCTTTTTTATGAACCGGAGGTGTCGATTAAATGATAACAGAGGGCCTCTTGCATGGTGTAGCAGAATACGTAAATAGCAGCGTATCCAAAGTGGTCATTAACGGTACCTATACCATTACAGATTTTGAGGTTAAGGCGGTTACTGATAACGTGCTAGCACTTAATTACATTGTGCCGGTGGCGGAAGTCTCACTGATCACGCTAGTTGAGTTGAAAGATGCGGCCAACAATGTGCTGATATCCGATCCAGTTAATGTCCCGATCACAGCAGATCATCTAATGTTGCAGACGATAGAGATTAAGGAGGCAGTATAATGGCATACCAGGGAAAGACTAACTGGACAAAAGACGATATTGTCAAACCAGATGATATGAACCGAATAGAGCAAGGCGTAAAAGATGCTCATGACTCGATTGATAATATTTCACAATCACTCACACCGGAGAGCATTGGAGCCGCCAAAAAGTCGGACTTTGATGCCCACGTACAAGATACAACGAAGCATGTAACGGCAGCGGAACGCAATGCTTGGAACGGGAAGGAGACACCAGACGGAGCACAACAGAAAGCGAGTGCTGCGGAAACGAATGCGAAAAATTATGTTAACGACCTACAGTGGCAAAGGAAAAAGGTAAGTGATGATGCTGGAAATGCAAATGCTGTTTCTGATCTTAATGCTGATCTTACTACTGGTTGGTATATGGGATCTAGTATGGCAAATGCACCAACATCGGAATGGTATTGGGTAGAAATCATTAGACACAACCAATCATGGACTGTACAGAATGCTTACTGCTTTAACAGACAGAGTTACTACCAGCGGATGAAAATAAACGGTAACTGGACACCATGGTCACAAGACCTTTTTCAGTCTGGAGTTAACGCCAAACAAGGCACGGTGGATGCCCTTAACTCCAAGTCGGTAGCGGCATCCACCAATGATGACTGGCCTGCTTTAAATGGTAAGATCAGAACACTGCATGGAAGACATGATGGTAGTTTAACCATGAAAGGTTCACAAGGCGGCGGGGGAAATCCCGGAGCAGGCTATCAGTACGTTCCAATAACCACTGTGCCAGCAGGAGCTACCCAGATTATACTCAACGCGATATCAACAGATACTTGGAGTGGAAACTGTATTACCATTCCAATGACAGACAGCTATTCTATTGAAATAAGACTTGAATTAGTTGATATAACTGGAAAAGCTGTAACCATCGCAGAGACTTCTGGCAGTTCTTACGGTATTGGACGAGTATATTTCCAGAGCATTACTTATTCTCCAAACAGTGGCGAATTATATTTCAATGCGGGTTATCGAAGTAATGGAGAGACATCTGGATTCAACTTTGGCCGTAAAGATGTAGGCACACTGAATAATAGTGGGGCTCTGTCTCTTAGAATGGCTTATTTCTCTCCTACACAAGTTTTTGATTATGACCTCAATATGTCACTCACAACTTATCTATAAGGTTTACAAATTAAGGACGAGCGCCATGCCGTATAGGTGGCGCTTTTCTTTTGCCCTCGGCTAATGTCGGGGGCTATTTCAATTGAGAGGGGAAGCGTATATGGAAAGAATCGATTTACTTTTTAAGGCCGCATTCGGCTTTGTAGGAAG